ATGGAGACGGCGTCCTTTTAATGATTATGTAAGTAGTAGTAAAACACCGTAAGTATCACGTTTATAAGCATTTAACTTTGTAACTAAATATCATTATTTATAACTAAATTGACACGCGTTTGACACGTGAATGTATAAAAAAAGAGGCAACCGTCGCAACAGTTAACCTCATATCTATATAACCTCTTCCGCCTAATTAAATTATAACATAAAAAAAGCCCACCAATTAAGGTGGGTTGTTTTGTAAAAATTTATCTAAATAAAAAAACACCCACGATAAATATGGGTGTCCAACGAGAGTCACGTACTTAAAATTACGCTTAGAAACCATTCGACTATCTCGCTGCTAAAACAGGCATAATGCTGTTAATTAAATTATACAATAATTAGTTTCAGACTTCAATATAAAAAGGACTCTTAGGACTATGATAATTAGATTTATCTGGAAGTTTAAGACAAAATTCATCTTTTAAATATTCAGATCCACATTTTTCGTTACCTCTAAATCTTCTATATTTAGTATTAGCTATCAAATCAGCTACTTGAATCAATCTATCATGTTTAGAGTCTAAATATTTTATAGTAAAATTGCTTTTAATCCATGGCATGTAATCCCAATATTGTTGGTGAGTCAAAAAACTACCAGGTTTTGACCAATAATTATTTAAGTAATGTTTAAAATTTTCTAATCCATCGTCGCTATTAAACGCTTCGTTGTCTATTTTTACATGGACTGTATCTAATTCATCTATATAGTTTTTTAAAAAATTTTCTCTATTATTCTTCTAATAGTATATTGTTTGAATTTTTTTACTCTCATTGGATTTGAGAAATCCATTTTTCTTAATTCGTCATTTTTAACTATCACAAAGAATTGATGAGCACCTTCTATATCACCAAGTATTGTGAGTAATTTTTTCCTATCTTTAATCTTTAAATAATTCCCTTTTATCTCACCTTTTATATGTCTCTTACGACAAAAAGAATTGATTTTATTATTAATTTCTTCTACAACTGCAGAACTTTCAACAAATAGACAACCGTATAAAAAGTAATCATGTCGGCCATTATTACTTAATTGACCAGAGTCATCTATATATAAATGCTTATTACCCACTTCTATCCATCCTTTTTTTAGTATAATTAAATATATATTACACTAAAATTTGATTGGGTAATAGATAGAACACAAATCGAACATAAAAAAACAACCCCATCACACAAAGTGACAGGGCAAGTCATGGAGGTTTTAATATGAAAATTAAGCACTATATAAGTGCTTATATATAGTAATACTACACTATTGATATTAAAGCAAATAAATATACCCCACGTCATGGCATTGCGTAGGGTATATCCGTTTTAGAGAATTACATTTCCATAATAATAATGTATCATATATTAACTTTGATAACAATAACACCCCACTTATTAGTGAGGTGCAAAAGGATTTTCTAAATATGAGTTTAAAACTAAAACGGAGATAATAGTTTTAAACTGTTTTTAGTATATCATTTTGTGGAATCTATTCAAAATAATAACCTACTCAATTGTATGAGTAGGCTCGCCGTCATATTGTGTTTAATATGTCTGTTTAAATTGTAACATATATATTGGCATAAGTAAAATAACCCTACATTCCGGAAAACGTAGGGTTTGCTTTGTATTTAAGATAAATACAAACACTTGGAAGAGATGATTCTATAAAATAAATTATCATAATTTAAATGAACTTACAACACAAAAATCCCTCATCTAGTTATTTACTAGACAAGGGAAATGATAGGGTAAGAAATTTAAGTCATAAGTAAAACTTCGTACTAATATTTTATCATAAAACATTATATATTGGAACTTCATAATCCATATAAGGCATATATAGGATTTTTACTAGCAAATTACTACTAATATACTAACAAACATAAAGAGTCCACCACTCAAGGTAGGCTCATCATTTAAAGTTTCAGGCAGTAATTAAGTAATTAATTATATAATTAGTCTAACATAAAGTTCTATTTAATATGACCCCATAATGAACCAACTCCATGATTTGGTGGATTTACACCGTTCCATGTTCTTATTGGGATATAAGTACGTTTGCCTTTACTATCTGTATAACCTACCCAAACATGTCCATCTTGTAAACATACTTCATCATATTTTACAGATTGACCTGAAGTAATACTTCCAGCCTGTGGCATACTTCTAAAAGGACCATCATATCTCTTAATAATTGAAGTGCTAGATGTAAATCTTGCTGACTCTGATTTATACCAAGTACCATATTGGTTTTGTTGCCAACCACTTGTCGAATTATTATTAAACGTCGGTCTAATAAACCACATTTCTGTATCATAGTTATGATTGACTCTTTGGGCTACTTCAGATTTGTTTAGTCCTCCACCATACCAGTTTTGATCTAAGCTTTGGAACTGCATTAAATTACCATCAATATTACCATTCGTTACAATTGAAGTATGACCTGCTCCTTGACCATAATTACTATTAAAAACTACTAAGTCACCTGGCTGTGCAATAAAACTTGGTGTATTTTTATATACAGTTGCCTCACCATTAAAATTATTTTCAAAAGGTATATCCTTTGCATAAGCACCTTTTAACCCATGACCATATAAATAATTCCAATAATAGTTTACTAAATCAAAGCATTGCCATCCATAGTATCCATCAAAATCCCAACCTTTACCCTCTAAAGAATTTATATAACCTATAGCTTGATTTTTAGTTTTTGATGTTCCACTTGCATATGTATCTACATAAGATCTAGCACTCAAATTACTATTATCATTATTTTGCACAGGAATTTCTGCTGCACTTACTTCAAATAACGTTGAAGACGATAATAAAATAACAAATATAAAACTGAATATTTTAGATTTCACTTAACTCTTCTCCTTTTAATAAAATTAAGAGAAGCATTTTATGCTTCTCTTAAAAATTATATCACACCTATTTCTTGCTAGTAATCTTCAAGTTAAACCATAATTTTGTTTCTTTTTCTAACTTCTCATCTTTGTGTGTAATAGGTCCCAATGCACAGTAGAAACGTCCAGCTTTAGGATTAGTTGGATATTCAAATTCTGCCCACCAGTAACCATCTTTTTTAGTTACTGAGAAGAAGTTGATATATTGACCTGCTAATATATTATTTGCTGGTGCTAATGCCGGTTCGTTTAAACCTGGTTTTTTCTTAGCTGCGATTGGTGATACACCTTTTTTAGCTGTTGCTTTACCAGACCATTTCCATGTTGTTTTTTTACCACCGTTGTAATAATGTTTAATACGAGAAATAAAGTAATCTTTCAACTTATTACGATTATCTAACGTATCTGGTGCGTTTTTTCCTACATGCATATCCCAAGAACGATGAGGACAAGATGTGCCAAAATACTGTCTATGAAGATTAACTGTTGCGCGGTTTGGATATAATCCATAAGACTTCATGATAGCTGCTGCTACTTTAAATGTTGCCTCTTCATTTAATTTGAACTGAGCATCTGTTAAACCTGCTGCTGGGTGTGATTGAGTAATTTCAAATCCGATCAAATTACTGTTAGCCCAGTTATTCCCACAATGCCATTCTACATAATCAGTTGGGTGATACCAAAGTGTTTCATCTTTATTTACATAAACTGAAGCCCACCCATTAACATGCGTTCCGTTTTGTTCTCTCGTATATAACCATGGTAAATACTGATTAGGTGTCATTGAACCATAATCATTGTGAATAACAATACCTGCTATACTCGCTTTTTTACCTGTTAATTTACTACCTTGAATGTGTTTTGAATAAATATCTTTCATTATAAATCTCTCCTTTAATTTTATTCTTGGCTATAACTGCACTGCCATAACCAAGCCATCATAAAAAGCCGACTATTTAGCCGACTTATTTAATATCATTTTCTTTATTATGTTTAGTCGTAAATTCTTCTTTAATTTCTTGTTTGACTGTTGAACCTTTATCACTTTTAATAACTTGCAATTTTTCAGCAATTTCCTTAGGTACTAATACGCCCATTTCAGCACAATTTTCTATAATGCTTAGTCCTTCATTGGCAATGTAATAAAAGATTGTTATCATCAATAAACCACCGTTAAGTCCTAATATCTGATCAATAATATTTGCTAAAACAATAATGCAAAAAATCATCATCTTTCTTGCAAAACCAAACATAGACTTTTGACTCCACAATGATTTATTTTTTACAGCTTTAGATAATCCAGTAAAAATATCTAACCCCATTAAAATCGTCAGAAACCACATAAGCTTGATGTCTCCTGCATAGATGAATGTATGAAATGCTTCTGATTCTGTAAATTTCACTCTTATTTCCTCCATTTTCTCACTCCTTTATAGTCTTGCTATCTATAATAAAAAGACACCTACCGAAGTAAGTGCCTTGTGATTTATTCTGCTTCGATTGTTGCTTGGTATGAATGTGCGTGAACGTTTATGTTTGTTGGTTCGTCTACTGCTTGTGGGAACGGGTTCCCAGTGATTTCACTGTATTGTTCTTTGGTTAAGCATTCAAGTTCAACAAATGTATAAATATCTAGATCGGTATAAGCGTTGTTATCATATAGATATTTAATAGTAGAAAAAGGTGGGAATATATCATTACTCATTGCCATCAATATCACTCTCTTTCTTTTTATTTTGCTTCGCTAGTGCCATATAACTATCAGCTATTTGTTGATTTTGTGCTTTGATTAACTTCTCTTGTTTTTTGATTAAATTAGATTGTTTCGCTACAGTCATATTAAGTTGCGCTATCATGATAAGGTTTGGGTCTGGTGTAGTTGGAGGCTCTTCCGGTTCCTCTGGTTCCGGAATATAGCCGTCTCCACCACTCCATGTTTCTGTTTCAGGGTCAAACTGAATAGGTTGATATAGTCCGTCTGTAGGTGGTATTAATGTACTGTTTTCTGGTATATCATATTCACTCCATACATCAATAGGCGTGCCATCATATAAGTAAACGGTAAGCATTATTGACCACCTCCAATATCGTCAATTATCCATGAGAACTCGCCCCTAATATAATGGCTTGGTAACCATTTATCGCGGTCATTTAAATTACAATAAAATTTAAGTGCGCCATCTATATCAACTAGTAGCACAGCTGGGTTCATACTTACAGGCGTTCTTATATAGAAATTTTGAACTTTAGGTACCATATCAGCTGGTATCTTACCTATGGCTGTTTGCGTCTCTATATTGTTCACGTTCACTCTTAAATGTGCAATCTTAACACCATTAACCATACGTATTCTACGCTGACATTGTATTGCGTTTGAATTATCCGTCTCTCTCTTAGTCGCACCATTAATTGTGTTCCAATCTATCCAACCTGTGTCACTAAATAATGCGTTGTATTCTTCTTCGTTTTGTACTTTTTTCCAATCTTTAAATGCGTTAGACTCAATACCATCTGTATGAACAGTTGCGCGATATTCATTGTTTAAATGACTCATTATAAGCCTAAACTGTTTACGTCCGCTGTTGCTCTCGTATACGTCTATTTCAGCATAGTATGATTTACCGTTAGGCTCTTGTGGTGCGTTTACACGAAAAGCGTCAGAAGGGATTACACACTCATAATATCCAGGTTGTAAAGTTAATAAATCGTTGTATTCTGAATTTTCTACGCCAATTGTGCCTAGTGATTTACGTTTATTCACTTCTGGATTAAGTAATTCCCAATCAGACCAAGTACTAATTTCCTTCCTCTTAACGTATACTTTATTAGAGTTATAAGCTTGATATGTGATAATTCCTAATTCACTCATTCTAAATTTAACATCAACATAAGCATTGGAGTTTTCTCCTTCGGGTCCACCTGTACTATTAGTCACGTAATACATTTCTGTTTTAGTAAATAAATTATCTGGGTTGTTTAAATCAGGTCTTGATAATAATTTAATCATGCCATCATCTTGTGTAATTTTATGTTTCTGCCAATTACTCGTATCAAATTTGTTTAACTGTTCAATATCATTTTTGATTTGATTACCTTTGTCATCTAATTCAGTTATTGTGTTATCTTTCAAATCTGTTATCTCTTGTGTGGATGTACCAACTAAAGTTGTGATTTCTTCTATTGCTTGCGTTGTTCTATCATTCAACGCTTTCATACCACTAGCTTTTGTACCTTCCATTTGAGATACATAATCTTCGCCATTAGCTAATGCTTCGTTAATTTCGTTAATAGTGGTCATTATGTTTTCTCTGAACTCTTGGAACGTACGTATTTCATTTAATTTATCAACTGCTGGTATTGTGTTGATTAAGCTATCAGCTATCTTAAAACTAAACTCTACTTCTGTAACAATATCCTCTTTGCCATGTACTGCGATATAAAGTTGACCATTTACTTTACCAGTTAAGCCTAAGAACTCATTTGGTATTGTATACTTCAAACGCCCATTCATAGGGTCAGTTGGTTCAACGTTATCTACAATGTAATTTTTACCATTTTTTAATATTAAGAACACATCAGCGTTTTCTGAACTTACTAATAAAGGACTACCATTTCTAGTTACATCAAACACTAGATCAGCAGTCCCTACATCAGTATTATAAAATTGTATGTTTGTATCTAATCTGTTTTGAATATGCGCTGTTGTTTCCAGCTTTATTCGACCTTCTTTGTTATACATTTAATCCCTCCTTAAACGTCAAACCATTGTGACCAAGCGCCTTGTGCATATGTTCTGCGCTTCATTCTTACATTCTGTGAACGTGCAAACGGTACTGCGAATTGAAAGGCTGTTGTATCATCATCTTTTAATGAATAAGTGATGTTATATTGCGTTACAACACAACTGCTTGTATTAGGGTATGGCGAACCTTTAGCTTTACTAGTAGCATGATACGTTCCACCAAGTTCAATGTTATTTAAATCTGTAACGTTTGGTGGTGCTGAATAGTTTGTCGCTAGTGCTTTACCCATGAATTGAATGTAATCTGGTACAACTTTTAACCATGTGCTACTCGTATCATAGTCGAACATTCTAAAACCTTCTGTACCCATATAGAATTTCTTCTTAGGATTGCCCTCATCATCAAATGACAAATAACCAGTATATTGGTCATAGCCTGTTATTCCAAACTCTTTACCGCTCACACGTCTTAGGCTATATAACATTCCTCTAACTTCTTGCACCATATCTCTTACCTCGCCAATATCTTGGTAAGCATTTTGCATATCTTGGTCACGTAACTGTACGCTATCACGACTGATATATAAGAAGTCTAGTACTTTACGTTCTTCTGTTTTATTCTCGTCCATTGACTTATTTAACTTATGTGAACGAACCACAGATGATGTACTACCACCACCGTCCATATTGTAAGCAAACTCAATATCATAATGATCGAGTAGTGTTTCAGCTACTTCTTGTAATGTCATACCTTTTTCAATCATGGTATGTGTATTGTTTTCACGACCGTCACAACTAAAGAATATTAAATCTTTGTTAGGTAATTGAGCAATTACTTGTCGTGGTTCAGATGTGATTGTATTTGGACTGTAATCACCTTCTTTAACGATTATTTTACCGTCTGATATGATAGGTCCAAAACCACTTACCGTGTTGTTATAGCCTTTATTTCGTATCTCTGACGCAGTCACATTTGGTGGGAATGATGTTAACGTATTATCATCTGCAATTGCTAACGTCCATCTATCATTCAACGGTGCATATTCATCACCTTTTATGCTATCTAATATTTGACCGTTATATAATTGTTGACCATGTAATTTTAATTGTGTACCACTACCCGTACTAGCGTTACTCACAAACGTTGCTTTTGTTTTTCTCGCAAATTGTGATGGTGTGATGTGTTCTGGCTTGTTAGGGTCATTACCTTGAATACCACGTTTTAATTTAATCACATTGCCATTACTGTCTAAGTGGGGAATATGCGTTATATAATACGTTGTATCAAACTTGCGACCTTTGAAATGTGATACTTCATTATAATAAGCACCAGTATTCATTTTATTTTCTAACACATCAACCGTTTCTTTTGCTGCGTCTGCTATACCACCTATACGGTTAAAGTCTTCGTTTAATCTATCTTGTGCAAGGTCATGTAACTGCCCTTTAGTATCAACACGCATGTCTTTTACTTCGGCAGTAGCATTGCCATTAGCACCAATAATTTGATTCTTCACTTGATTACGTAATGATTTTAATTCTTTCTCAACGGTAGAATTACCGTGTTTGATTTCACTTGATTGTTTATCTTTCTGATATTCTCTTGCTAATTTTTTAAGGGTTTCTCTATCTTTTTGTGACATTCTAGCGTTTTGTATCACATTACCCCTAAATTGATCATTAACTTTTCTAGGGAAATTATCTTTATATCGTTCCATTTAAACCCTCCTTTATTCTGTCCACTCGAATTGTGCATATATCCAGTTGTTGTTATTACTGCCAGACTGGTCAGCGCTATCTATATAAACGTTGACTGCACCACTTGTCCTAATTTCAACCATGATAGGTTGCCTACCACTACCGGCGCGCGAGTAAAATGTTTGAGTGTATTTCATAAATCCACTTGGCAATTGTGCAACTTGTTGACCGTTAGCAAAATTACGGATATTAACACGTATCATTTTTTGAGTGACATATCTTTGTCCTGTTTTAGCGTTTCCATACACATAATGTATTTGACGAATTCCACATTTAAAACCATCGCTCGCATAGAGTGAGTTCTTACCATCTGTCCCAACTTCATAATCCATCCACCCTGTATCTTGGATATGGTCAGCTTGGAATGATGCTAAACCGTCGGTTACTGTTAACAAGTCTTGGTAGTATTCCTCAAACCCATCTAAACCATCAACATGCGCTCGTGTATAAAATTGTTCGCCATTATCCGATGCCATTTTAATTTCTATATTTTTACTCATCTACTGTCACAACTCCTGTCGATACCCAACTAACGCCACTTGATACGTTAACTGTTGTACTTGTACCATACTTTAAGGCACTTTTAACATTTTTAATATTTCGATTAATCAGTTGTTGTATTTGAATAATATCTTTAGGTGCATTACTGAAATCTATCTCAACTGGTTCATTCATAAGTGGATGACTTTCCGTTAACTTCACAACTTTTAGGTCAGTATCAAAACCTAACGCTTGATGTTTTAAATGAACAATAGAATTTTCTTTTATCATGTCATTTTCTATATAATGTTTATCTTCTTCGCTGCCTAAATAGTTTGTTGATACTTCGATAACTGGTTCATCAACCAATTGCTCACGTAACAATTCTTCTAGTTCTGCTTTACTACCAACGTTGTCATCAAACACAGTGGGTGCTTTCATGTGACCGAATACATCGTAGTTATTAGATTTAACCGACGCATAGTAGTGGTAAATTTCCTTACCTTTCAACACGGCTGTCAAATTGAGTATGCTTGATTTTTCAGTTCCTATATATCCAGTCGGTTTTTTGGTTTTGTAGTTTACAGTTGAATCTTTACCTTTGAATACGCCTTTAAATGTGTGTTTGCCTTTGGATAAGTTTTTAGCAATGACTAATGGTTCAGTAACTGTTCTTCTACTCCAAGCACTCATCGTTTCATAGAACTCATCATCTAAATAGAAATCCCATACGCCACCTAACTCACCTTTTTTAAAGTTGAACATTAAAGTTTCATTGCCCCATCGGCAGTCAACTTGCACCTCAAATGACGCTCCAACAGTTTCTGTTCGCCATGTACCTGTTTTAATAAAGTCACCTTTAAATGTAAGTGCTGGTGTCTTGATAGGGTTGTAGTTCTTTGTTTCTTTAACAGTTTTCTTCTTACCGTAACCCTCAATAAATGTTTTCATTTCTGTTGTACTTACAGACGCTTGTACATCATCTGTATTGTATTTATATCGAATAACTTCATTAGAGTGTTCATAAAATGTTGCTTCATCATATATATAAATGGTTTTGTTATCTGCAAAGTAAATATAACCAAATAACTCTGCACCTTCGACCAAATATTCTAAACCGTTTTTATCGCCTAGTTCATCAATCACAACACGTTTATTAAAGTTGCCTTTAATTACATATTTAAAGCCTAATGGGTTACCTCTGAATCCAAAGTCCAAATACTGCTCTAATGTGTAACTAGGTTTGATTTCTTCTGTGTCATCACTGTTCATTTCTTCGTTTTCTAAATCTTTATCTACATAATGATTTTGAAATTCCATAAAAATATGCTTGCCAATTACTTCATTGACAAGCGTAAGATTATCCGACTTAACGGACGTTGATTTAATAATATAGTCTTGACCTTTCCACTGTAGAATAGCCTCATTTTGTAACATGTTGAACACATCAGCGTTCATATTTGTTTTATAAGCAGTGAATGATATTTGGCGCTCGTTATTCTTCTCATACTCATATTTAAACGAACTGTAATCAAAGTCGATTAGTATTTCAGCCATTGTACGCTTACGGTCTAATACGATTAAATTTTCCAAATATCATCACCTACCTATACACAAAATTGAATGTGAATTTAATTTCTTTGACTTCTACACCATCGCCTAATACTTCAAAATCATTATACCCTTCGGCAAGCGTTATATATTCATGGTTGGTGTCTATACCACAATGCTTTTTATTCTTGAATGGATATACACCATTTAATACTACTGTGTCAGTATCACCTATCTTTTTCTTGTATGTGAATTTATCGCCTGTTGTCTTGTTGTGTAGCGTGAAGCCATTAGGTGCGTTGATGTTCATTGTTGTAATTAATTGATGTCTATGAATAGGTGTGACCGTGTCAGTTGAACCATTATATATTTGAAACTTCCTTTTTGTGTGTACATATTTAATATTTGGGTCAGTTACTAAACCATTACCAAATTGCCAATAATCACTGTTTAATGAGAAGTTATCCGTTGTCATAAGTGATTCTGAATAGCCTTTGAATACAACGAAAGTAATTTCAAACTCCCCATATTTATGTGCTATATCAGTTATTGCGTTTTCTTCACAATATACTGCATATTTTATACCTGGCATGTCAGAATGATTAATAAAATAAGGAGTACGCTTGAACAGCATACCCCTCAATTTTCGCTTTACCAATTTATAATCTGTTACATCTGCACCACGATAAAAGAAACGCAATTTTAGGTTAAAAGGTCCAAACGTAGAAGGTGACAATAATACACCATCAACACTTTGTATTTCTGTAGCGTTGACTCTATTGTCCACGCCTTCTTCTTCGTAATCTAAAAACCTTAGTCCCTCTATATCCGTAATATATTGAGTTTGTTTATCATCAAATATACGGACCCATTTATTTTTCAATTAGAAAGCACCTCCTAAGTTATATGACATCATTTGAGAACGTCTACCTTGCGCTTTAGATATGTCTCTTTCACTCATCACTGGTTTATCTGCGATATCTTGATTACTTAACGCAATCTTAGTTAATATATTGATTTGTTCTTGTTGTTGTTCAACCATTTTAGCTAACATACTAAGCGTTTCAGCGTTATTATTACTTGCTGTTGGAGAAGGTGTCCTCATTTGATTAGGACGCTTATTTTTCTTGTTACCTTCAATACGTTGTGATGCGATTGCTAGTAGTTTCATAGCATCTGATTGTCGTTTAGGATCAGTCGGAATAACAAACTCTGGGTATCCATCTTCTGCAAGGTTATATAAACCTTTAGCATTGATTAAACCACCAGTAGCGTAACCACGCTTACTTCCAGTTGGTCCCCAACCAGTAGCACCTCTTGCCATTCTTGCTTTCCAAGCCTTTAAGTCTCTGCGCCAATTACTATTATTAAAGAACGCTTTTAATTGATGGTAACCATTAAGGATATTCTTACTACCCTTAGCTGCATATGCAGCAAATGTACCTGGCGTATATTGAAGTAAACCTCGTGCTTCGTTTCCTCCACTGTTTATATCTTTTATACCTTGAGTAACGCCCGGTCTACCACCAGATTCAGTTTCAATAAGTCTAATAATATCTCTGATATCTCCACCAGATACTTTCACTTTCATAGAACTAGCAGCACGAACTATATCATTACGCCATTTACTAGCTGATTTACTTCCTCCACCTTTACCTGCTAAAAATTTAGCTGGGTCCATCGTATTTTTATTGGTGATGTCTGCCGATTTACCTTTTTCAACTTGGTAATGTAAGTGAGGTCCAGTTGTCCAGGCACCACTGTTACCTGTTTTAGCGAATTTCTCACCTTGTTTTACTCTACCTGTTTTCATAATGTCAGATAAGTGCATAAAGAATTGCGTAAACTTACCACTTAATAATCTAGCAACTAAACCACCACCGTGGTTATGAAGTTTAGATACAGTACCTGATGTTGGAGCTTTGATAGTTGT